GTGCTGGAATAATATATTTGTAAGAAGCGAGACCGCTGTCAAGAGTGATCTGAATAGCACCTTCGTTGCTCAGAGACATCTTAGTATTGTTAACGTCTGCAATTTTTAAAATACTTAGAATTGGGTTCACAGGCCAAGTCCAACCACGATCAAGTTTGCCTACTACATTTTGTGCGAAAATAAACTCGCCTGCGTGTGTTGATGCATCACCAAAAACAAACTTCAAATTTGTATTCTCTGTGCGAGCCAAAAATGTTGGATGTTCATTATGAGCACCTGCTTGAAAGTTGAAACGATGCACGGCTGCAACGCTAGGTTCAATTTCTACATCCCATTTAACACCACGGAATTTAACCGTCTTCATCTTTTCGTTAATGATTTCCTGATTCATAAAACGATAATCGTTCTTGAAGTCCCCGTCTTTGTTTTCAAAGTGAATACCGACTGGTAGCGTTTCACCGTTACGTTCAGCAGTAGTAATACTAATTTTTGCATCGTCTTTATATTCGCTGCCATCCAGCAAATATTTCAGTTTATTAAGTTGTGGCATACCGAATACACCAATCATATCAGGATACGGATTGTGTGTAGTGGCTTCCATAATTACTGAACGATCATCAGCCATTGAAAAAATTGATGTACCTTCTTCAGTACCTGTAACTTTAACTGTAGTTAGAAAGCCTAGGTTTTGTGTATGGCTTACTATATCTTGTAAAATGTCCTTCATCGAGAATTCTCCTTATTAATAAGATTATATTTAGATCTTGAAATAAAATCAACCATGAAATCATTCAAAATCAAACAATTTACTGAATGTATTATCAGACCTCGTTGAACTGATGTCCCATTCCAAAACACCAATGAGGTTTTCTAGTTTTTCGTCGATAACTGTCGTTTCCATTTCAGCATCGTCGAAAGGTAAATCCTTGAACCATTGAGGTAATCTAAGTTCGTCAACCGGGTATGCTACCGAAGTATATGCCATCGGATTATCTTTTACCTTGCAAACAATAACTTTAGCCCCATCGACAATATTCATAGAATATTTGTCGCCAAACATCCTTTTTAGTGTGTTCCAATTGAGACTGGCTCTGACATGTCCTGGCATATTAGTTTTACCTGCCTTCTTTTCTTTAGCAGCATATTCTGTAATATTGTTAGCACGTTTAGGCGAACCTTTTTCCCAACCCGGACGAGTTTTAAATTCTGTACGGAAGTCTGTAATATAATTAAGAATTTCTTCTTTAGGAATACCAGTTAAGACTTTAGTCAAGACTTCGGAGAGAAAGTCTTGGATAACAACCGGGGTATCTGATCGCTTGAGGTCGAGCCCCATGGCTTTGATCTTGCCTGGTTTGTTGTCGATGTCTGTCCGCTTTCCTTCTTTGTCGTAGTAGAGGACTGCATATCGTTTTTTAGTGATGAATAGTCCTTTGGAAGCAACAATCTCGCGACCTGCCTTGATGACCTCTCCTCTAGACTTTGGGACATGGAAGGCATCAGACATGAATTTAACGAATGTACCATTAACTTCTTCTCCTATAGTATCATAAAGTTCAATTACACTTTCCTTGGTCCATGGAAGTGCGCCTTTCTCGATATCTTTCTTCAACGTAATATATGCTGAGAAATAGCAAGAATCTGTATCACCATATATGATTGATTTGCCAACGTGATCATAATCGCCTGTGATAATTTCATTAACTTTACTTGCCATGTGCTTGGCAATTTGTCTACCAGTAAGAGTTGTGGACTGACCAATTCTATTATCAAAGAATCTACAGCCTGGATTGAGAATAGCACCGTACAGACTGTTCAAGTTAATCTTCTTGACTAACTGACGCTTGTCCCAGTATTCTTCTTCGATCTTGTTACCTGCGGCGATACACTCTTTGAGTTTAGCCTGCATTTCTTTTCGTTCTTTGTACCAACGTGCTAATAGTCCAGGAATGATACCTTCTTTCTCGTAGGTAAAAATAGTACCATTGGCCGACAGCATCCATGGTTGATTACTATCGAAAATTAAATCGTGAATCTGTGCAGCACTGAGCGTGTCGCTGCCGCCATCTTCCCAATCTACAGTAATCTCTCTGCCAACTTCTCTATTCATCACGGCAGTATATTCTAGACTACCGAACACACCTTCCCATGCCGCAGCGAATGATTTACCTTTTGCCATTTCTGCTTCAAGATGTGCTTTTGTACCGTCTTGACGTAATTGACCTACAATTGTTTCAGGACCCATATTTAAGGCTCTAATCGCCGAAGGATAAAGAGAATTAATATCAAGAGAACCAATCCATTCATGAATACCTTTCTTTGGATACGCAACATAAGCACCTGCAGCCGGTTCTGATCCTGGTTCTCTTTGTACACGATTAGGTACGATCATTCCTCGGCGGTGTGCTTCATTGATGATCGCCTGCTCAGTCACAGCCACGGCACCCATTGTTGTTTGTAATAAAACTGTATTTTCGTGAGCAATTTTATTTGCTAGATCTAAAAACTTTAATTTTTTATCTAGTTTATCTAATAGCGCACAATCTTGTCTGTTGTATTCGATAAATTTACGGAAATCATTGTTGTATAATTGATCTAATGTGCCTTCGTAGACTGTTTTAGACTCACCAACTTCCATTTCTCCGATAGCATCAAGTCTATACGTATGACGTTCTTCGTATGTATATTTTCTGTAAAGTTCAAGACTGTCTAAATGTACTCTTCCTATTAAGTCGTAGGTTACAGCCGTTTTACCAAATTTTTCATATTCTCGTTTTTTAGGGTAGCAGTCCCATAAGCAAAATCTTCGAGTGTCTTCTTTGCTTAGAACTTTGGTTACACGATTCACAGTATATGGAATATCAAAACCTTCCGAGTTCCACCCGCTTAATACATCAGCGTCTTCTATAAGATGTAAAAAGGCATCTAACATTTCTGCTTCAGTTTCGAACAGCATTGTATTAGGAAATTCTGATACAAGGTTAGTCGCTTCTTGAATGCTGAGTGTTTTAGGGGGAATAGCAAGACAGATCAAACTATCAAGCCACTGTAGGTGTACAGCAATCGCTGTAATAGGCATAAATGCATCGTCCGGTGATGCATATCCACGTTCTGGATCAAAGTCCACTTCAATGTCAAAAAACGCTACATTAAGTTTAGGAGCATCAACATTGAGGTAGTTGTCTTCTAGGCAACGATATATTGGATTAATATCGCTTTCGTATAATTTTTTACCGGAATGTATCGCAAGTTCTTTGCGTAGTTCTTTGATGTTTTTACAGGTTACTCTATTAAGAGGTTCACCTTTAATTGATTCAAATTTTCCTTTGGGATCGTAATAATAGAAAATATGCCTAGCAGCATATTCTTTGAAATGGCGTTGACCTTTGTTGTCACGCTCAACGACTCGAATCATATCCTGATCGCGGTCGTAGAAAGCATCTACATAACTCATCTATTCTCCTTGCAACTTACGGCTTGCAAATACCAATTTTGCGGTTTATGGCCTCGCCTACCATCTACTGATTATTTATAACATTCTGTATAGACCGTATGAATCTATGAATACGATCAACAGGTAGTTAGCCAACATGCCAAACGATTGCCTAGTATAAGCAGCCCAAGCATACATGGCGCAGCCACTAATCCAAATAGGATACAATGCCAATAAAGGTGGATTGGGGACAGTGACAGCCATAGTGATTGAACACCCAATAGACATCGCCCAAGCCAAGACTTCAACGGCAAACCGAAACGGGTCAGATTTCCAATCACTTTTTATCCAATCTGCAGTCGGCCTAAGTATGTCATTTATCATTCACTTTCCGGTAATCGTTTAGTAACACCGAGAATCATTTCAATCTCGTTCCATTCGGCTTCGTGATCTTTCCAATTGTCTTTGTGTGCAATTTTAATTGCTTTATTAATAATGCTAGGCTTGACTTGAAGTTCTTCTGCTACTGCCTTTACTGTTTCCTTTAAGCCTTCCTGAAGATCTTCAATTTCACGAAGAACATTACCTCCTTCGCTAATTAATCTTTCGAGTTTTGCTTTTTCTTCCGGTCCGTACATTTTCGTCATAAGTCACTCTCCTAATAGGACTATTATATAGTCATAAAAAAAGCCAGTCAACTAAGGACTGGCTTTTGTTTACCAAAAAGGTTAATTATTTTTCTTCTGCTAGAACATCGTACATTTCAAAACGTCCGCCGTTGCGCTCATAAATCATCGCAGCGAAAATTTCTGCTTTTTGACTTTCTTGAACTTTGTTAGCAGCAACTCGATTAGCCCAATTCCATAATGCCTGATCAACTGGATCGATCTGCTGTTGTCCACCACTTTCTTGAACGAGTTTGATCATTTCTTTCAAAGTCATTTGTTGTTCAACGCTTTCTTTAACAGGACGCTTTTTGCCTTTTGGCATCATTTTGCTTTCGTTCTTTTTGCCAAAGTATTTTTCCTGTGCAGCACTCATGCCTTTCTTACCGCTCTCTTTCTTGTCACCGCCTTTTGATTTAGCAGCAGACTTCATTGGTTCTTTTTTATTGCCATCTTTGTCAAGGTCTAGAAAATCTGGTTTGCTTTCATCAACAATCTTAGCAATTTTCTTTTTCTTTTCTTCTTTCTTTTTCTTGTCTTCGGCTGAATCTTCTTTCTTTGCTTCGACCATTTTTAGAAACTTAGATTTAAATTCTGGCTCAATGCTTTCTTTCTTGGCTTTTTTCTTAGCCTTTGGTTCATCATCTTCGGCGTCGTCAGCAGGTGCCTTGCTACCGCCATAATTCTTACCAGCATGGTGTTTAACACCGGTTGCTGTCTTTTCAATTGTGCCGCCTGTCGAACTAGGCTTTTTATCGCCCACCTTCATTTCTTCTGCAACTTTAGCGGCCTTCTTTGATGCTTCGGTAACGCTCATCAAACCTGCTAAAACTTTAATCTGTGCATCTTCGTTTAGAATAGGCGCAGATGGTAATGTAGGTGCTGCGACCACTTGTACTGGGTCGTTTAGCGAATTAATTTTGCTGACTAGTGATTTAAAATCCATCTTAGTTTCCTCTGAGGTCTGTATTATATTTATCTTTTGAGCGCAGAGCCGCTACCGAATATACTGGTCTTCATATCCAGTGCATTTTTAGCAGTTCCGTCTGGGTTTTTGGCTTGTTTAACTTTGGGAACAGCAGGTGCTTTTGTACCTGATTTTCCGGGGGTTCCTGTGTAACTTTTATTTCCGCGATCTTTACCAATAGCAATATGCGGACTTGTTACAGACGCGATATTAGCGGCACTAGTAGCGCCTACGGTTGCTGATTCTAAAATGTCGCGTATTTTCATAATATATTATTTATTTCTACCGCTTTTCATATTAGCACACCAATGATACATTTTGGCACGCTCTCCGCTGGAATTTTTAGCACGTTTGCGTAGATCTGTAACAGATCCCGAGCAACTAGCACCAGCACGTTTTACACGCCCTGGACGACTTTTACCTTTGACTTTACCATCAGCAAAGTTTTCGCCTACCCCGCCGTCACTGCCACTGTCTCCACTGTAGCCTACAGCATATCCATAGCCTCCATACGGACCTGGTCCGTATGCTGCCCAACGTGATTTGCGTTTACGTTTCTTTTCAGAGACAAATCCTTCTCTCATGTATTCAGAGGCTTCACCTTCTGGACTAACATGCCAAGCATAGAATCTTGTGCGAGGATGATCTTTCTTTAATTCTATAAATGTGTGTAGATTAGGTTTAGCATCATCATACATTATGGCTTTAGTATAATCGTCTTTGTCTAACAGTGATTTGATGATGGCTTTTTTACGTTCTTCTGTGGTGCCCTGCTTGCTGTTGCCGGCACGATATACATGCACTTTGTCTATGTCAATGCCATACTTACGGAATGTGTCTAAGAACAATTCTTTGTCGTCGAAGTCTGCACGAGCAGTGACCATAACCACTTTGTTGCCTGTGGCAATATCCTGCTTGAGTTGACGCATCATAGGAATGATAGGACGAGATTTTTCAAAGAACTCTTTCGCATTACGAAAATCTTCGAAGTCAAAACTTTCACCGGGTTGTAGTTTGTAATGTGTAAAGTCGTGGCTGTTAAGGCTGTTAACCACTTTGCCGTCCTTGACTACATGTACTTTGGTCTGTGTATGGACCAACGTGTCGTCTATGTCAAACACTACAAGTTTTTTGGGTTCAAATTCACTGGCTCTCATAGGGAATTCCTACCATTCCGCATCCGAATCGCGCAAGACCTTCTATAAAATCATTAATGAGGACTGTAAGGGTTTCTCGGGCGGTCATAACCATCATCCTCTGGATATACTGGATAGTCGTTTGGGTTCATACTGAAAAACTGCTTCCACAACCACACGTTGTTTGTGCATTAGGATTTTTAATTGTAAAACTAGCACCAGATAGATCTTCTTTGTAGTCTATAGTAGCACCTTCTAGATACTGCATACTTAAAACATCTACGACTAATTTCCAATTGTCGTTTAACGGAATTTCCCAGTCATCTTCATTTTTTTCTTCGTCGAAAGTGAATCCGTACTGGAATCCTGAACAACCACCGCCTTGTACAAATGTTCGTAGCATTAAACTTGGATTGTTTTCTTCACTTAGTAAATCTATAACTTTTGCTTTTGCTGATTCTGTTATCTCAACCATTGTTACCTCCTACAGGTTTTTCTCCGGTCAAATAAGGTAGACTGAACCATAATTGAAACCATTCTGGTGTACCCGGCTGTATATTATGTTTTTTTTCTAACTGGCGCTTTTCGTTTCCAGTAATACTTATGTTACTGCCTTCGAAGGGTTGATAACCTTTAAATTCAGTTATACCGGCGAGACGTTTTAATTCAGATAGTTCCATTATGCTGTAGCCGGTTCACCAGTAACGTAAACTTCCCACTTCTTACCAGTGGCTTCAGATTTTTTACGGGCCCAATCTTTTAACTTAAAATACTGTGCCTTTTCGCGTTCGTCATCGGCATAGTATCCATTACCTTGGAATACTTTCCATTTTTTTCCGTTGATATACACAGCGAAATTATTTGGAGGCTCAGTGTTGCCTTCGTCCCAGTCTTCCGGATCTCTAATTCTTTCAGACATACCGTTGTCCTGTTTCTGTAACCAAGAGTAAGCACTTACAAAGTCGCTAGGAAAGTCTTCATCACGGAATATGCCCTGTGCTCTAGATCCTAAATCTCCCTTAGCCATGTTATATGCAAGATTTAATAATTCGTCTGCTTTACCAGAAGTATCAAGATTTGGATTATGATCAAATACCTGCTGTGCCAATTGCTCAGCATAATTAGAGCCAAACTCTGCGCCTTCCGCTACATCTTTACTTTTGTGTTTTTCGTAACCTTGCTTTTGCTCTTTTTTCTTATCGCGGTGTGCGCCAGCACCTGTTTGTGTAGGCGCATGACCTGTCCTAGGTTTGATATTAAACTTAGGAGCCTTGCGGTTCTTTTTATATTCTGTTACAAATTCAGTGGCTTTCATTATGCCTTCCTTGTCTGCTTAGGACCTTTACGAGTTTTCCATTTTTTATCTGTTGAACACCAGTACCGTCCGTATCCTTCTTCTATGCTGTCTATAAATTTGTCTATACCACGACTACGAACGCCGCCCTTTTTACGAATCTTTGCTAATTCTTCTAATCCGTGACGTATTTGTTCCACATTCATTTTTAACTCATCGAACTGCTTAGTCATAGTTTGCCATTCAGAAGGACTAGCGTTATCTACACGACTGGCAAGATCTTTAATTTGATTTGATGCTCTTAGCATTCTATATTTTAATTGAGCAGGATTAGCCCCAGCATCGTAAATCATAGGATTCATTGGATCAGCAGGATCCATTTCGATTGGCGCTTCTTTAACTTCTTTCTTTTTCGGATATCCGTGTCTAATATCTAATTGATAACCTTGAAGTCCTTGCTTGTCTAAAACATTAGTGATAAACTGTTCTGCTTCTTTAGCATTAGCAAATTTATCTCCTAGATTATACTTTCTGACCTCTCCGTCAATCATCACATAGGCAATAGTTATAGGTTTAACTGGTTCGTCTGCTGCTTGAGCGGGGGTTCCTAATAAATTTGCCGCGGCTAATGCTGCACCAGCCATTTTACTTTTCCAACCTTCTTCAACATCTTCAGATGGTTGTTTTGTTTTTTTCTTTGCTGCTTTTGCTTTTTCTTTTTCAGCAAAAGGTAATAGGTATTCTGCAACTAGATCAAAGAAAGGTTTACCAACCACGGGAGTTTCTGCATCTACACCCGCTGCTTTTGTAAATGCATTTCGGTCACCTGCTTCAACTGCCGCACGTAATGCGGTAGCAGAACTTAGTCTAGGAGTGGGAGTTTGTTCTATATTAGAAAATTTATATACACCGTGAGGACCTTCTTTGCCGTTATACTGTACAAGTGTCTTAGTGACCCAGTCTTCATCTGTTAATACTTTTAGATTCACATCGCCGTGTTTTTTGTATACAAGGCTAGCAAGAGTCAGCCAACTAGTTTCGGCAATGATATGATTTTCTACTTCTGGCCATACAGTTTTCATAGCCTCTACTTTTATTTCAAAAGGTAAAGGATCTTTAGGACCTTGTGTAGATTTATTTGTTCCTACGTACCAGACAGGACTTTGGCTAGCAATTTCCCATGCGGCTTTATGGCCTTTATGCGGAGGATTGAATCTTCCAAAAATAATGGCAACTTCTTCACCTGCTTCAAAGAGTTCAATCAGTTTCATAATCTTTTTTATCGATGAATTGTTTTTGTTGCTCGCAAACTTGTTGGGCTAGTTCTATCAATTTGGATTCCGGAAAAATTTCATCTTTGCTTAAATCAAATTTTTTACAGTACATTTCCGCACATTTACTGATTGGTTTTACATATAACTTAAATGCCGACGGATTATCTTTGAATTCAGCATGTCGATGAATCGCAGGCATCATAAATTGACTGACTAAATCTTCGTTATCATCAATAAAAAATTTGAGATCATCTAACCAATCTACCTCGGAATGATCTGCTTTAGGTCCGCCTAACGGACTCCACATCTCTCTTAAAAGCATTACCAACTCCTACATGACCAATAACGTGCTTTCCAACGCGGACCTGGATTTTTACAGTTATGTCTGGCACGAAAACTTCTTCTGCGTGCCGGATTAGATTTTTTAATACGCATTTTCTTATCGCCAAAGTTTACCTTGACAATGTTGCCGTTAGGCTTGCGTACATACACTTTTGATTTCTTAACATCACCTGGTAGTTTTTTACCTAAAGGAACATTCTTGCCTCTGTATTCCGCCTCATCTACATTAGTATCTTCAGCATACTTGTTTGCCTTCATGTAATCTCGAGCGGTATCTAAATAGTCCATCGCTCGATTTATTTTCGCTTGCACCCACTCTGGCAGATTTTCGTCTGCTTTAATAATACTATACAATTCGTTAGCAGCATCATTCAATGTTCTTAGATCATCTTTGGCCATATCGCCTTCACGATCATACTCACCTTGATTGTATTCTGCGTCAGGATCTTCTGGACCGTGATCTTCGTTCTTAGAAGAACCATCTGATTTCTTATGGCTCTTATAACCCTTGTTTTTCATATGCCAGGCCAAGGCAAACGGATTGTCGATATCGTCATGTTTCTTCATGGCTTTTACTGTGCCTTTGAACCCTGGGGGTGAAACTTCTTCGATATCCTCTTTAGGCACACAATTAGGAACTGTTCGTCCCCCTTTCTTTTTAGTACCTACAGGTTTGTAGCCTTTCCAGCAAGGATTGTCTTTAGGATCACGTAGACCTTCTGTTAATTCACCTTCGTAAAAAACTACACCTTGATCTTCTAGAAATTTAAGTGCAGTTTCGTCTAGATCAATAACAATACCGTCCTCTACAAAACCTACAATTTCTGATCCTATTTCAAAATCTTCTGAAAAACTTATTCCAAATGAATCACCTACTTCAAAAACTCCTGCTGCTTTTGCTTCTTTATCAAGGGCTGAACGTCGTTGATCGATGGCAGATGAAATTTCTGGATCTTTAGAGGCCACCGGATCTGCTTCAAGATCGTCTAGGGCTTTTTTCTTCGCTTCGTAATCGCCCTTGGGATCCTGGGAATTTAGGGCTGTTTCGCTAACAATAGCATCTAATTTTGATAAAAGGTCTCTCATAGTATCTTCCATAAGGTGATACTATATTTATCGTAAAGAATTATTAGAAGCCGAAAGTGATTTGTGTAATAGTACCGTTATCGATATGGTATTTGCAGCGTATCCAGGCAAAATTACCTGAAAAATTACGTGTAACGTTCTGAGTTCCTATTACAGTACTGTCCCCACCCACTGAAGTACTGTCGCCTCCACCGCTAGAGGTATCTGTAATGTCTACCCAGTCTGTTTCTTCTGGATTACGCATTAACGATGCTTGTAGAACAACTGATCCTGAGAAGTTGTCAAACTTATATACAGCGGTATGTAAAGAAGAATTTCTTCTAGAATAACCGGCGCCGGGTTTTTTATCGCTGTAATTGTATTCTCCGGACGGTGTTTCGGCAGAAATATTTTCTAGTAAAATGTGGAATTTAGTAGCCATACAGACTTATTTATCGACAATTTGATACTTAAACACAGATCCAACTGTGTCCGAACTTCTTAATTTGAGCATGAGCAAGTCCGCTTCAGTAGCAACGTAGATATATCTGCGATCCCAGTTCCATGACGTTACTAAAAACCATTGTTTAACTTTATTACTAATTTTGATACTAGACTGACATTCCATCCAATGGATAATATCTTTTTTTGTTTCAAGATCTTTTATTTTGTGCGGTTGTAAGAATACTTTGTATTGATATTTGTTATGAGGATATTTTTTAGCAATAATGGTTCTAGCATTAATTAATTCTTTGTCAATTTTAGGATCAGGAATAAAATAATGCATTAAGTTTTTTTTAAATTTTTCAACTAAACTAAGACATAGGGATTCATCATTAAAGTAAAGATCGATTAAATTTCTTTCGATCCTTTTACCATAGGAATCTTTCTCTAAATTTGAAAGAAACTTGTATAGATCGATGATTGATTCTTGATCACTGCTTAACGAATCATGTTTTTTTAAAAAATGAGTTTCAAGATCCGTAACTACAGGTAAGCGAAACACAGTGATGCCTGGTAAACGTAAAGTTACCTTATATAACCATTTGCCGTAAAATTTACGACTGATGTACTGCGGTTTTATCATCTTCTTGTACTGATTCTAGATTTGCTCTTTTTAATGCTTTCTTTTCTTGTTTTGTGAGCATAGGCTTTATTGTAAAATCAATTTTTCCATCTGTCAATATTACATCGACTAATCCGCCATTAGATAATTCTCCAAACAGAACTTTTCTACTCAACGGAGATTTAATCTCGTTATCTATAATTCTAGCCAATGGTCTAGCACCCATCTTCTTATCATAGCCCCTCTCTGCTAACCATTTTATAACTTCCTTGTTTAATACAAGTTGAATGTTCTTATCTTTCACTTGTTGATTAATATCATCGATAAATTTAACAACTATCTTTTCAACGATGCTTTGACTTAATCTACCAAATTTAACAACCGCGTCTAATCGATTACGAAACTCTGGAGCGAAGAATTTTTTAATTGCTTTATCATCCTCTCCTTCTCGTTCTAGTTCTCCGAATCCAATGGTATTGTTTTCGTTATCTCTAGCACCGAGGTTAGAAGTCATAATAAGAATACAATTACGTCCGTCTGCCTGTTTACCATTTGAACCAGTTACAAATCCGTTGTCCATGAATTGAAGTAAAATATTAGAAACATCTGGATGTGCTTTTTCAATTTCATCGAGTAATAGCACACAGTTAGGAGTTTCTTGTAATTTAGTAATTAATTGCCCTGCATTGTCATCGAAACCTACATATCCAGGAGGTGCGCCAATAAGTCTGGCCACTGAGTGTTTTTCTTGATACTCACTCATATCAAAACGAACTAGGGGCATACTCATCTTATCTGATAATTGTTTTGCTGTTTCTGTTTTACCGCAGCCAGTTGGTCCCATAAACAAAAAACTACCGATAGGTTTATTCGGTGATTTCATTCCGGCCTGGCTGATAAAAATTTTATCAAGAAGACTTTCGATAGCATTATCTTGACCAAATACCGAAGTCTTCATCGATTTTTCTAATTCTGATAAATTTTTTGATTCTTTTTGTGCCACATTTTCTAATGGTAAATTGATCATCTTACTGAGTTCGTAAAGTATCTGTTCTACGTCGACAATATTTTCTTCTCCTTCTACCAATTCTTCGTCTTTGAGTTTGTATCTGGCACAGGCACAATCGATGATATCTATAGCCTTATCGGGTAATTTTTTATCACTCATATATTTCACAGAAAGTTTAACTGCCTGATCTATTGCAGCATCTGTAATTTTAACATGATGATGTTGTTCATAATATTTGCGAACCCCTTTAAGAATTTTTACAGTTACTTCCGAAGTTGGTTCGTCAACATTTATTCTCTGAAACCTTCTCATGAGAGCACGGTCTTTTTCAAAATGCTTACGATATTCTTCCCAGGTAGTTGAAGCGATAAGTTTAATTACACCTTTAGTTAGAATAGGTTTAAGCATGTTGCTCATATCGTTGCTGCTTTGACTAGCGGCTCCGGCTCCTTGGATCATGTGTGCTTCATCGATGAATACAATTACCTTGCCTTTACGTTCTAAAGCAGAAATTACAGCCTTCATCCTTTCTTCAAAGTCGCCTCGATATTTGCTTCCCGCCAAAAGAGCAGATACATCGAGATTGTAAACTGTATGATCTAATAAAAATTTTGGGACTTTTTTTTCAATAATTTTTCTTGCTAGACCCTCTGCAATAGCAGTCTTGCCTACCCCAGGATCACCTACCATAAGAACATTACATTTATTTCTTCTTGCAAGTATTAAAGAGATCTTTTCTAATTCGTCGTCTCGACCAATGACTGGATCTATTTTACGTTGCTTAGCCGCTAATGTTAGATTATTACAAAAAGCGTTTATGATTTTATCAATTTGATTTAAGGTTTGTGGCACAGTTTCGATTTCTACTTCTTCTTCAATTAAATTTTCTTGAAAGTATTTGATGAATCTTTCTTTAGTTAACCCGCCCTTGTTTAGGAAATAGTAAGCAAAGGAATTTTTCTCATTAAGCATTCCGATAATAACATCGGCTACTTCCATGCGCTGTCTTCCACTGAATAATACTTGAGTAAAGCAACGATTTAAAACACGCTCTACTGCATGTGTTTTTCTTGGTTTTGAACCAGATGTATCAACAATGTCTTTTAGATTAGTATTGATATAATTATCAAGACCAAGTTTAATGGTATCTACATCTGCTCCATATTGTTTCAACATATCGAAACTCTGTTGATCAAGTAAAATAGAAAATAACAGGTGTTCGATGGTAACATATTCGTGATTTTGATCTTTGGCTATTTCTACAGCCTTTTCAAAAATTTTCTGTAGATTTGGGCTCGGTTCAATCATTTAGTTTTCCTTATCTTCTTCATTGCTAATTGTAATTTCATAGAGGACACTTTGTCAACAAAGCATACACCATCTAAGTGGTCATATTCGTGTTGAAATACTCTGGCTACTAATCCGTCCATCTTGGCTGTAATAGTGTTACCATCACTGTCCTGATATTCTGCTAGGATAGATTTAGGTCTTTTAATCATTAAAAACAATCCCGGATAACTTAGGCATCCTTCTTTAAACAGTTCTAGTTCATGACTATATTCGAGTATGCGAGGATTGAATACAGCGAAAGGTTTAGGGAATCCTAATATATTACTGTTACCTAATGTAAAAACTCTTTTAGTTATACCTATTTGATTTGCCGCCAGTCCAATTCCGTGATTGTTAATCATAAAATTACACATCTCGGATTCAATTTGTTTAGCATCGCCGTCTATTGAAAAATCCCAGTCTAAACTTTGTTGTATTAATGATTCGTGTACGCCTAATTTCATTTCCATTTTTTGATGGTCTCGATTTGATCGTTTGTCAGTACCTTGGGCAATTCAATCTTGAATCTAATATATAGATTTCCTCTTTTACTGGTTTGTACATTAGGTAGACCTTCACCTCTACAACTTAACATGGTTTCCGGTTGTAGACCTTTTGGTATAGTAACATCTATAGTTCTATTATCTAGGGTAGTTATTTTAATATTACCACCTAATAATGCATCCCATAAGTTTATATTATGATTGTAATATAGGTCATCCTGTTCTCTATTAAATCTGGGATGTCGTTTTATGAATATGTTTACAATTAGATCGCCTGCAGGCATATGATGAATTGATGTGTCTCCCATGCCCTGATAACGAATTTGTTGTCTATCTCCTATACCTGCAGGGATATGAACATTTATAACTTTGTTGTTGCCGTTGGGTAAGTTTACTTCTGCTGTTATGTCTTTACCTGTGAGTACTTCTTCGAGAGAAATTTCAACATTTATACTAACAGTTCTATTTCTTCTTGGCGAATGACCGAACGGGCCGAAGCCAAAATTATCAAATATATCTTGAAAATTTCCGGTATTAAAATGAAACTCAAATGGTCCCTGATTATGAAAACCACCGCCCATATGGCGAGCGTTAGGGTCCCCGCCCATGTCGATAATCTTCTTTTTTTCCGGGTCGCTTAAGGCTTCGTACGCAGCAGATATCTCTTTGAATTTTTTTTCGTCGCCCCCACGATCCGGATGATATTTCATCGCAAGTGAACGATACGCTTTTTTAATTTCGTCGTCGTTAGCACCTCGTTTTAATCCTAGTGTAGAGTAATAATCCATAAAAAATAAAAGGACCTCTAATGGTCCTTTTATTTAATATCGTAATCGAGGTAAGTTATTTTTTCTTTGCCTCATCTAGTTTTGTACCTTCGTGTTTTTTATGCACTTTAACTTCTTTACAATCCTGTTTTGGCTTCTTAGTTTTTGGATCCATTACAGGCTTACCGTCTTTGCCTTGGACATCAACACACACCTTTTTGGTTGCTGGTGCCTCTGCTGCTAGGACAGGATACGATAATGCTAGTGCTAAACCTGCTACGAAAATCATATGTTTCATTTTGTTCTCCTTATAGTTCCGGTTGATCCGGTTGCATTGGCATAGGTTTGCCGGTGCTACTCATCATGGGTGATGTTGGGGTACTAGGTGCTCCAAACGAGGAAGTTGATTTAGGTGCCCCGCCGAAATTACTAGGTGCTGCCGGTGCACCAAAACTGGATGGTGCTGAACCGAAACCGCCTGATTGGGGTGCTCCGTATGTTGTAGTAACACTTTGAGACACTGGTGCCAATCCGCCATTATTTGCGCCGTTTAGTTTTTCCTGTGTACGTCCAAATGCCGCAATACCTAACACAGCACCCATGGCAATGTGAAATAATCCTGCACCTTGTAATGTTAACGGATTCCATTGTGTAATAGGAGTATGGGTTACAGTTTGTAATAAACTCCATAAGATAGGAAATATAACCATGTCCATCATACAGACTACCATATACATCCAACCCATCATTGGACGCCACTTACTATTCATCCAATCTTCTTTTTTCTTTTCACTTTCACTCATCTCAACTTTATCTGTCATGTGTCGCTCCTATAAATTTAAAACCAAAGGAATAATCCATTGGCTGATAAAAATAAACCTACTCCTGCTACTGCGAAACTACCCCAAAACATGGGCATACTTACCGCAAGAATACTTGCTGATAAAACAACAATGGCTAGTTGATATGCAGTTGAGGCATAACCAATCCATGGACTAGATTTCTTAGCCAGTTCACGATCAGCCTCCATTTTACGTGCATTGGCAGCGATTTCTTTCTTGTCACTATCCATACGTTCTGCTTCTGCTTTAAATTCTGCTTTTAGTTTCGGATCGCTGGTTGTTTTACTAGCGATTTCATAACTAACCAAGCGGTTATTTTTTGCCTGATACTGTGCCCAAGCATTGTTAGCACCCAATGTATTGTTTAATACGGTACTAGATAGTTTGCCACCGTACCACGAGTTTACCGCTAAGAATAGTGCAAACACAGATATAACCATACCTGCTTTGTCTTTAATCTTTGCTTCGCGCTCACTGCGGCTACCTGCCGGCGGCTTTGGTGCATCTGGATCTTTGGGTTCTTTGTTTATTAGTTTAAGAACTGAATCTACAACGCTCATTTAGGCTCCTTTCAATATCTACGGTTATTTAACACTTTCGTAAATTTTTTTATTTGCATTGTACCATTCTTGCCAACCTTCAATTTTAATTCGACAATTATGATATCTACTGTAATTTCTAATTACAACTTCTGCGGTTACACTTAATTGTTTAGTATCAGCAGGTACTTTTTCTAGATCTTCGCATTTACTCATTAGTTCCGGTGGAACTTCGGGAAATTTCATTACAACCGGTGCTGTAGAACAGCCAGTTAGTAATACTGCAAATGCTAGAATTATGTATTTCATTTGGTAACCTCTTTAGTAGGATCTTCGGAGGCCTTGTTTAATTGTTCTATTACTCGAGGATCTACCTCGCATTTAGCATCAACTTCTTTGGCTATTTCTTTTATACGATCTACATAAACAGTTTCTTTTTCTTTTACAACCTTAGTTTTATAAACTATTTTTTCCTGTATTTGTATCTTAACTTCTTGGCTCTTTGTTTCTGCGGCCTTGACTTTTTCTTCTAATTCTCGAACCTTGTCACGCCAACTCATTTCAACACCATAACCTCCAAACAGATATGTTCCAAACAGTAAAACTAAAATTCCTATAAGTTCTGCAGGCAACTTGTATTGGCCCATTAGCGGAATCCATTTTACTAGTTTGCTGGCAACGTATAGACCAGCACCTGCTATCATTAAAATATATGTAATCCACACAAACAGACTATCAGGGATCAAACTAAGAATCCACTGAAGTTGCCACATTTTAGTGTGCTCCTAGTACATGCTTGGCATGTTCGTAGTGTTTAATACGATCCTCTAAACCAATAGTTCCACCATTAATTCTCTTGGTCATAGTGAGAATATCACCGTTGTCTGCAAATTGATTTAGTTTGTTTTGCTCCCAGAAGAAACAGGCTGACTGTACAGCACCTTCAAATGTCTCTAAGTATTCGCTGGCTTCTTCTAACGGAATATCTAATGAACCTGCAAAAAATGTGTAGTTATTTTTTCCGGTTAATTGAATTAATCCGCGCCCGCAGAACTTCCATCCATCACCGCTTTCTTCCGGACCGTTCCCCATTCTATTCGCATAAACTCTATTAGCAATTCTTTCTGGTTTATTAGCATACGAAGCGGCAGTAGCATCATCTGTGAAATACTTAGGGAATACTCTACGTAGGCTTGCTGCTTTATAATTTAAATTTTCTTTTAAAAACTTGAATCCGCCACTCTCGTGAGCGCATTGTGCTAACCATGCTGCTAGCCGTTGTGGAGTGTTTATTTCATACTCTGGACAAATTTCACAAATAGCATCATACCAATAATCTAAGTAAGCATTCTTACCGATAATTTCACTCAAGTGTGCTTTTGAAAATTCAAAGTTAAATCCGCTCATTATTCTATCCTTTGTAAGTAAATGGTGTCACCTTCATTATGAAATGCGAATGTGTCACCTAATTTTGTGATATCATAATCACCTAACACTTTCGTTAGCCAAAAAATTTCGCTCATAGATCTTTCATCTACTGCTAAAGATGTTTCACTGATTGTTTGTTCGTCGACTTTTCTAAACTTATATTTGTTATCAAACGGTTTATGAAATATAATGATATCATTTTCTAGAGTGAGGTCATCCATTAATGTTTTGTTAAAGAATTTTTTAACACTTTCGGTTTTAACATTATTAATAAACTTGATATAGGTGTTTGGTGTACTAGGAACGAATTTTGAAACGTTATCTTCAGTCAAATCATGTATACTAGAATCTTTATGATATTTGAATTTAAAACTGTCAACACCCGTAAGTTTTTTAATGCCGTATTCTAGTTCTTTAATATTTTCTGATAATTGTGGAGTTCTCGAAAGTTCTACGAAAACATTATATTTTCCTTTAGAATTTTCTCCGCTGCTGATATCTGCATCTAAAACAAAATGATAACCCTTTTCTATAAATTCCATGAGGTCTTTGGCGGGGAATCGATCATCTACTACAAATCCAAGGACGCAGACATCTTTGTCTTCTCCCATTTTAGATTTGTATACATCTATTTCTATAATTTCTTCTATTAGCCCTTTAAGGTCTAAGGCTCTTAACCCTTCGTCAAGCCGCTGGTTGTTCTGCTGGTTGTGCATTTGCTAAATCCTGAACTTGTTGTTCGCTGGCATCCGGGCCAACGCTTTTAAGAAAATTTTGATTAACTATATCTTCTATTTTATTAAGATCTAAATTTTTAGATCCTTTCTGAATATCGGTCATTAATTTTTTAGGCATTATAATCTTTACCAGCCATATTTCTTTTCTATCAATTTTGCCTTTTTTAGTTCCCGGTCGAATATCGTCGGGACTTTTAATTTTTCTAACATAGTGTAAGTGGCTTTCTGCAAACTGCACTTTACACCCGTAATCGGATAATCTTTTCGCACCTGTTGGATCCGGCATCTTTTCGTAGTCCCACATAAACGTACATTCTACGAAGTATTTGTTTTCTTTAGGACCCTCTACAAGTTCTCCGTCTATCCAGTTATCAAACACGTACAGATCTAGTTCGTCAATAACACGCTCAAAATCCTTAAGGATATTCAGGCTGTTATTTGACCCGTAGATCGTTTCGATATTCTGTATAATTGATTTTAAATCTACCATAGTGCCTCCGCTAGTATTTAGCCCGTTTTCTTAAACATATCATTTATCTTTTTTCAAACCAAGTTAAATACTTTTGTGCTCGGTACGGGCACTACGGTCCAAGGTCCGTGCCTGATCACGTTAAAAGGAGGGCTAACCTTATATGAAGCGTAAAAGAGCGCAACAACAGCAAACTCAGCAGTATGACCCACGTTTTGATAGCAACGTTATAAATATCGACCAAAAACTCCAACGTAAACGTAAACACGTTCAGATATATCCCAAGAATCTTAGCCAAGAAAATTACCTACTTAAACTAAACGATGTGCAAAAAATGATTGTTTTTGCTATCGGGCCAGCCGGTACGGGTAAAACTATGTTGGCAGTACAGTGGGCTATTCAGCAGTTAAATTGGGGAGATATTACTAAAATTGTAATCACAAGACCTGCGGTTTCAGTAGATGAGCAGCATGGATTCCTACCAGGAGATCTTAATCAAAAAATGGAACCATGGACCAAGCCCATAATGGACGTTTTCTCAGAGAATTACGGTGCTAGAGAAATAGAACATATGTTATTAGAGGGGGTGATTGAAATCAGTCCTCTAGCATATATGAGAGGACGTACATTTAAGAATGCCATCGTTATTGCTGACGAGATGCAAAACGCGACTCCTAGTCAGATGAAAATGTTACTTACTAGACTAGGTCAAGGATCAAAAATGATAGTAACAGGGGACCTCCAACAAGCAGATAGACCTTCTAATAATGGCCTGTTGGAATTTTTACAGTTATATAATGACTTTAGAGATCACAGATATGTAGATATTTGTCAATTTACAATCGGTGATGTAGAAAGACATGAAGCCGTAAAGGAGATACTAGCGATTTACAAAGATAGTTAAGGAAGAAGGGGCTCAGACCCCTTCTTCGTGCTGTTGCACATCAACACCGGATTTCTTTAAAAAATCTATGCCGGAGTTGTCCCTATACTGTTCTCCAAACACAACACGGGTAATTCCGCTTTGGTAAATCAATTTGGCACAATCTAAACAAGGGCTATGAGTAACAAATAAAGTAGCATCCATGCCACTGTCACCCGATCGTGCAAGTTTGGCAATCGCATTTGTTTCGGCATGTAGAACCTCTGGTTTGGTAACTAATCGGTATTTCCGAACACAATCATTTTCTCTATCGTACTCCGATAAAGGCCAACGTTCTTCGATTTCATCGGGATCAAGCCAGCCGCCAGCATCCCCTTTCATATATTCTCGATCTTCACAGTTGTTATCCCAACCTGCAGGCATGCCGTTATAACCAATTGAAATAATTCTATCATCTTTTACAATGATAGCACCTACGTGTAGTCTTTTAGCATGACTAAGTTCTGCGAATATCTTTGCAGTTTTCATATACGCATTTTTTAATTTTGTTTTCATTCTATCGGATTTCCTCCTTCGTCAACTTCTACCCATGTATAATCTCCTAACCATTTTACTCTACAGATATAATCGTACCAATCTGGTGCTCCAGTGGTCCAGTCTTTTGGACCGTGCATAGTAAGTAACGTTCCACCTTTCCTTGTGTCAAATGCTAGCCAATAGCATTGACCGTGGGCTATTTGAAACTGGTATTTGGCAGCATGAACCCAGTCTGTGACTTCTAATCTACGCTTAATCGATAATGCTTGCTTTTGTAGAACAGCCACTAACTCCATGATACGATTATATTCTTGTTGTCCATGCATACGAGCAACATTGATCATTATATCCTTTTGTTTTTCAACAGGAACAAGATCAAAGGCAGGACTGCCTACTTCTGTAGGATAGGGAGTAACATTCTTATTAAAAAATGCAACAAGACTATCTCCAATCTCAGCATCAAAACTATCTTTGCCTTTGGCGAGATTAGATTTATCTTTTTCAGTCATTCTTCTAGATATTGTTTTTTACCCGGAACACCTTTCCAATTGTCGGCATCGGGCAATGACAGTTTTCTTTTAGTGATGTTTGGCCATTGTTGGCTGTATTTGATATTTAAAGGTAACCATTCCTCGGCCGAAGGATCATTGTCTGCTACGATAGCCTCTGCTGGGCATTCAGGTACACATACGGCACAGTCAATACACTCGTCCGGATTAATTACCAGAAAATTAGGTCCTTCATAGAAACAATCAACTGGACATACCTCTACACAATCGGTATATTTGCATTTAACACACTGCTCTGTTACTACGTATGTCATTCGATTCTCGATAGTTTAATTAAAGTAGCAGCCAAGTTTATTTCTGGATCAGCACAAAGAGGATGATCAACAATGCCTTGTTTTATAACTAGCACAGCAGTATCTTGTTGTCGCTCATCACCAAAGATTTCAATGTTGTTATAAAGCCATGAATAAATTTCTAAAATTTCTTCTGCTCTTACTTTACCGCAGAGTAATTTTCTTGCCTCCATTATTTTTCCTGCTTTAAACAGTCCTACCATATCAAACTTCCAGTCAGATTCGCCTTCATCGCCTTTAGAAGGTGCAACTAATTTATTTCCGATAGAATTTTGTTGAACTAATTGGATACACTTTCTTAGATCTGGATACGCTACCTTAACATATAAATCTAAGGTATCAAGATCAAATTCTACATTTTCTTCAACTAGTATTGTAGCCACCCTAGCGGTATATTCAGTTTGGTCTGTTTTTTCAAAATGTAAAGTTTGAGTTCTACTATGAATCGCAGGAATGATCATATGCGGGTAATTGCAGGTCAAAATAAATCTTGCGGTCTGATGAAATTCTTCCATGACACCTCGTAATGCTGCCTGTGCGTTAGGTGATAGATAATCGGCCTCATCCAGTAACACTACCTTGAACGGACCAAACGGAATCATCTGTACAAAATTAGTGATCTTATTTCGAACATCATCTACTGAGTTAGTTCGAGAAGCATTCATCTCTAATACATCATATTCTTCAATACCTAGTTCATTAATTAAAATCTTTGCTAAGGTAGTTTTACCAATACCAGCATTACCACTCAATAATAGATGAGGAATACTTTTATCTTTAACCCATGTTTCGATTTGCTTTCTCTGATGATCATCTCTAAACACATAACCTTCTAGTGTTTTAGGTCGATACTTTTCTACCCAAAGTTCTTTCATTTTGTATCCTTGTTTGTACTTGCATTCGGCACCGGCGGATTAAATGCCTTCCAACTTTCTGGAGTGAATATACTTACCGGTTTCCAATATCTATGTAATATGTTGTTAACAAATACTGCGGCAGCAATTACAACAGTAAATCCTACTGCTATTAAAATACTTCCGGCTAAAAATACAGCCGCTTGATCCATAGTCATGCTTTAAGTCCTTTTTCTATCTCAGCCGCCACTACTCTGCCTCTGAGTTCTGTTGTTGAAAAACTATGTTCTCTTTTATTAAAATAAAATTCTATGCCTTTGTTGATACATTCCCATTTACCAGTAAACTCTTTTTCAGCATATTCATCTCCTAATATTCTAACATTAATAGGATAAGATAGCAAGATATCTACCAATTCTTTTTCAGTGGTATAGGGAATAACTTCATCAATATATTTGCAGGCTTTGAGTTGAACGAATCTTTCAAATACTGATTGCACCGGTTTATTTTTTTCTGTCGGGCGATCTATAGTCGGGTCAGTTTGTAAACCGACTATTAGATAGTCGCATTGTTTTTTTGCTTCCTCTAGCATTAGCAAATGTCCTGCGTGAAACAGATCAAAAGTAGAACATGTGAATCCAATTTTCATTGTTCGAATCCCTGTTTGATCAATGCCTCTTCTTTACTAACATACGGTTTAAGATTAGGTGGTTCCCAACCTACAGGTTTAAGGACTTTGCCGTCCTCGCGTTTACGAACTTTGCCAGTGTCTTTGTCTATCTTAGCGAAATTGGTACGCATTACTTCTTTCCACGCCCCTTCGGCATCTGCACCCATGGAATGTATAGCACCTATAGTAACGACTAGCATGTCGATAAGTGCGTCGAGCATCTCTACTTTATTATGATTAATTATGGCTTGATTTAACTCTTCGGCTTCCTCTTCAATCAATTTCAAATACATATTGAATTGATCTCTGTTACCTGAATCAACTGATTGATCACAGGCCCGCATGAATTTT